GGCGTTGTCATCATCGCTTACCCAACAGGTTCTATGACCGCCACAGGCGGCACCGTGACCACGTCGGGCGGCAACACCATTCATACTTTCACCAGCTCTGGTACATTCACGAGGACCGCGTAATGGCACATTTCGCAAAACTTGACGAGAACGACCTTGTAACCAGCGTCATCGTGGTCAACGACGACTGGCTAAACGACGGCACGGGGGTTGAGAACGAAGCGCGCGGCATTGCCGCGTTGCAAGCATGGAGCGGCGGGCACCCGTACTGGGCGCAGACGTCCTACAGCGGCCGCAAGCGCAAACGCTATGCCGGGGTTGGCTACACGTTCGACCGCGTCCTTGACGCCTTCATCCCGCCTCAGCCTTACCCGTCATGGACGCTGGACGATGCGACTGCGTCATGGGTCTCGCCTGTGCCAATGCCGGAAGAGGGCCTCTGGTACTGGGACGAGGACACACTGAGCTGGGTAGAAGCCCAGCTGCCTGCACCGCCGCCGGAGGAGTAGTGAGTGAGTGAAGCCAGAAATAACGTCGTAAAGCTCAACAACATTGTCAACGTGCAGGAGTTCGGCGCGGTTGGCGACGGCGTTGCAGACGACACCGCAGCTATCCAGGCGGCTATTGACTATGTCGAAACCCTGAATGGCGGCATAGTTCAGCTGGACTGGGGCACGTTTAAAATTACCTCTACGCTGAACATCAACAGCAGCCTGGGCGTGCAGTTGATTGGCCAGGGCGGCGACGGCGTACACGATGGCGGCACGGGTGCTTTTCCAGCTACGCAAATAAGCTGGTTTGGTACTGCTAATGGAACAATGATTAACATTGCGTCTCCGTCAGGAGTAGCCAACTCGCGTCAATACGGTTCAACAATCTCAGATATCCGCCTCAATTGTCGGTCTATAGCAGGTATTGGGCTGTTAGTTGATTCAGTTCGTTTTGCAGAATTTAAACGCATTTTCATTCTTAGACCTACAATTGCAGGCGTTAAGACAACTACGCTGGGGAATGCTAACCTTGGCGAAGCGACTGATACCCAGCGATGCGTGTTTGACCGAATTCAGGTGCGCACAATTGATAACGCTTCAACGCAGCCAGCGCATGGTTTCTGGTTGACGTCTCATGCGCCAGCTTTGTCTGACTCAAACACGTCGCTTAACCTGTTTTCGCAATGTGATCTTCAGATGTGGGGAGGATCTGGCGGTGGTTACGGGTTGTTTATTGAAGACGGCGACAACAACACTTTTGTTAATTTGCGTATTTTTAGAGTTAACACAACAGTTGAAGCTGTTCGCATAGTTGGTAACACTTATTGCGATGCCAACCATTTTTGGAATTTGTCTGCTGGCGGCGCTAATAGTATTGTTATTCGGGGCACAGCCAGCGGCTTTCCTATTAACCCTACAAAAAATAGTTTTTGGGTTGTTGATGTTAACAACGGTACTCAATACCCAACAATAGACAACGGTGTAGAATTTATCTGGCAAGCTGACGACGGCCCGTTTGTAAAACTTCCGGCGTTTCAAATGGCAGTGGGCGACAGTATTGCCTCCGCTAACGCTGCAAGAGCAGCTCTTTCAACAGCCAGCCTTCGCGTTGCAAACACTTCCCAAAGCCACATTGTCCTGACAGACGGAACAAATGTCTGGGTTTTTCGTTTAACATCAACAACGTGCTCAATTGAACGAGTTGCTGGCACGGCAAAATTCAACTTGCCTGACGTAACTCTATTACAAATAAACGGACAGGATGTATCGCTTGGCGCTGCTGATAGCGGCGGCACAGGATATAAACTGTTGCGTATTCCAAATTAAGGAGGCCGTCATGGCTATTTACGTTGATATAAGCCGCGGCGCTCTGGTTGTTTCTAACCTGTATTGCCGGGTCAAACTCATTGGAGGCGGCAAGGCTTCCGCGCACTATGCAATCGAACTGCTTACCGCCCAGAATGGCGAAAACGTCAACATTCTGGACATTACGCAGACGCACTACACCTTTGCTGATCGCGATGGCGCAGCGTCCTTCGACGTAACTCAAGCGCCGTGGGCGCAGGCGTATGCGGATTTCAAAGACAGATACAGCAAAGGTCTGTTGACCTGGTGCAGCGCGATGCGCGAGGAAAATGGATCGGAGGTTTAACATGCCCCTTAAAAAAGGCTCTTCCCAGAAAACCATCAGCGCCAACATCCGCACCGAAATAAAGGCAGGCCGCCCGCAGAAACAAGCAATCGCCATCGCCCTTAAAAAGGCGGGCAAATCTAAAAAAGGTAAATGACATGGCTAAAAAACCGGGCCTCTACGCTAACATTCATGCTAAACGCGAGCGCATAGCTGCTGGCAGCGGCGAAAAAATGCGCAAGCCTGGAACTAAAGGTGCGCCTACATCAAACGCTTTCCGGCAAAGCGCCAAGACCGCAAAGAAGAAATAGATGGCTAAAAAGTCTGTTTCCTTGTCTGTTGGCCGCGGCGAGAAGCAGTCGGTTAAAGAAGTCGCGGGCCTGACAGCTAAAGGCCGCGCCAAATACAACCGCGAGACCGGCAGCAACCTTAAGGCTCCTGCGCCTAACCCCAAAACCAAAGCGGACGCCGGCCGCAAAGCCAGCTTCTGTGCGCGCATGGGCGGCGTCGTAGCCAAAAGCAAAAACGCTGAACGGGCTAAAGCTAGTATGCGCCGGTGGAAATGTTAACTGACAGGTAAACTATGGCGAACGTAAAAATATCCGAACTTCCCGGCGCTACCACGCCTCTGACTGGCGCGGAACTTGTGCCTGTCGTTCAGGCCGGCGTAACTGAACAAACTACGGTTAATGACATTCGCTCTGCTTCGTCTAAAGCAGACGTTATTACCGCTACAGCCAGCCAAACGCTGTTTAATCTTACTGGCACATACGCTGTAGGATCTAATGTTTTGCAGGTGTTTGTAAACGGCCTGTTATTAATTAAGACACAAGACTACACCGAAACATCCTCGTCCTCGGTTACGTTTACCAGCGGTTTGACAGCCGGCGACCAAGCGGTGTTTCGGTATTGACGATACGACACGTTCTGTATTAGCTAACCCAACGTACTGGTGCGTTCACCAGGTGACTAACGAGGACTAACATGGAAGAGGAAGCGGTTGCGCCCGCGCCGGAACAGGATGCCACGGCGGTTCCTGAACCAGTTGAAACGACGCCGGAAGTTCAGGCCAAGACCTTCACTCAGGAAGAGCTTGACCAGATTATTGCTAAACGACTTGCAAGAGAGCAGCGTAAATGGGAGCGCGAACAACGCGCTGCGGTTGCGCCGCCCAGACCTGTTGAGCCTCCACAGAACGTGGAAACTGTAGACGATGCAAGGGCTTACGCCGAAGCATTGGCCGAACAGAAGGCCCAAGAGTTGCTGGCGCGACGTGAACAAAGCCAGGTTCTCGAATCCTATTACGAACGCGAGGAAGATGCGCGGGCTAAGTACGACGACTTTGAACAGGTCGCGTATAACCCCAAGCTGGCTGTTACAGAAGTAATGGCCCAGACTATTCAGCTGTCGGATATTGGCCCAGATCTGATTTATCATTTGGGAACTAATCCGAAGGAAGCTGAGCGTATTGCCCGTATGCCGCCCGTCTTGCAGGCAAAGGAAATAGGGAAGCTGGAAGCCAAACTGGCGTCCAACCCCCCGGCTAAACGTACTTCAACCGCCCCCGCGCCTATTGCACCTGTAACCGCACGCTCAACGACTGGTGGTAACTACGACACGACCGATCCAAGATCCGTTAAGACCATGTCTACGTCTGAATGGATTGAAGCCGAACGGCAGAGGCAAGTCAGGAAGTGGGAGGCACAGCGCAACCGATAAGGAGTTAAATCCGTGGCTAACTCACTCTTAACTATTGATATGATTACGAGAAAGGCTCTGGAAATTCTGGAGAACAATCTCGTAATTACCCGCAACATCAACCGTCAGTACGACGACAGCTTTGCGGTCACCGGAGCCAAAATTGGCTCTACCCTTCGCATCCGTCTGCCCGACCGCGCGCTTGTCACCGATGGCGCGGCCCTTCAGGTGCAAGATGACAACGAACAGTTCACAACCCTGACCGTTGCCAGCCAGAAGCATATCGGCGTCAACTTTACCTCCGCCGAAATGACCATGCAGCTCGATGATTTCGCAGAGCGCGTTCTCAAGCCTCGCGTGTCTCAGCTGGCTTCCAGCATTGACGCGGACGTCGCTAACTCGTTCAAGTCGATCTTTAATACGGTCGGCACGCCCGGCACTACGCCGGCCACCTCGCTGGTCCTTCTCCAGGCTCAGCAGAAGCTGAACGAAAACGCTGCTCTCATGTCCCCGCGCTACGCAACCGTTAACCCGGCTGCTAACGCCAACCTCGTTGAAGGCATGAAGGGCCTTTTCAACCCGGTCGATACCGTCTCGCGTCAGTTCAAAAACGGACTGATGGGCACGGGCGTACTGGGCTATGAAGAGATCAACATGTCCCAATCCATCAAGCAGTTCACGACCGGGTCGCGTACCGGCACGATTACTGTCGATGGCACGATGTCTACTCAGGGCTCCAGCACGATCACCCTGAACGGCACGACCGGCAACACGCTGGCCGTGGGCGACGTGTTCACCATTGCTAACGTGTTTGCGGTTAACCCGCAGACCCGCGAGTCCACCGGCTCGCTCCAGCAGTTTGTTGTCACGGCGGCTAACACCGCTGCGGCCAGCAAATTTACAAACGTCAGCATCAGCCCTTCGATTTACACGGCGTCTCATGCGCTTGCGACGGTTGATGCGTTCCCGGTCAACCTTGCGGCCGTCACGTTTGTTGGCTCTGCTTCCACGCAGTACCCGCAGAACCTGATCTACCATAAGGACGCCATCACGATGGCCACCGCAGACCTTCTCATGCCGCAGGGCGTGGATATGGCCTCGCGTCAGGTCCACAATGGCATCAGCATGAGGATCGTGCGCCAGTACGACATCAACAACGACAGGATGCCCTGCCGTATTGACGTCCTTTATGGCTACTCGGTCATTCGTCCGCAGATGGCCT